ATAAATCATATCCACGTGCAATCCCCCATGAAACAAAACTACCAAGTTCCTCAGCTGTGAAACCAATAGCATAAATAATAAAACTATTCTGAAAATCATTCCAAACACGTCGAAGCTCTTTGGCATAAGAATAGGTAAATGGACCAGATGCAACTTTGACAATCTCAGACCGCCCTTGTATGAGCCTAGGGACAGTTGGTTTCTTTGGACCACAATAACTGTCAACAACACTATGCTCACGCTTCACAAAGGCGCGATAAGAATAATCACTATTAGTTAATCGTATGCCAGAAGTCCATAGGTCCCAAAATCGTTGTAAAACTACCCGCCGAAAAGCAGGAAATTTAAATGCCCATGAAGCAAAATCTTGAGCCAACACCCTGACTGCCCGATCAGGGATGTACCGAACACCCAGTAACGGTAACAAATAATACGGGGCAAGGCGACGCAAAACACCGACCAAATTATTAATGCGCTGTTCAACAGCCGCAAACTCCTGAACATCATCAGCCCATGGTACTGGCAAAAAACACCTCCCCTTAATAGCATACAACTCATTGCAAGTGCAAGAGCGAAATACCATAGGCAAATGTGTGCCTACCCCAAAACCATAAAGACGTGAACCAACCATGGCGCGACACCGGAAAAAGGATGGGACAAGTATCCTTCCCAAACGTCGCATCTTTAACCTGGGGTATCCGCTATCCCTAGTACAAACTGAATAAAGCGGCCTACTACGATAAAACCCTTGTCTACCCCGGAGAAGATATGATTGAATAGTTGGCTCTCCAATGATTGGTTCAGCACCCAGAAACCCAAAGCTATCAGCCACCATTTAAGGATCCAGGCTGCTAGCGGTCTACCACTAACAAGAAGTGATATCACGAGTGACAAGATAATGACTGCAGACCCAGGCAGTTCTCCCTGAACGGTAGCTTGCAACAAATGTGCTAATCCGCCACTCACTGATTTAACTACGAATGCTCGGCCCCCGAAACAAACGAGTCCAAATAAAAATATCAGAATCACTTGATGTAAAGTAAACCACGACGTGGTCCAAGTGCTATACAGATGTCTCAAACGATCTCCCGTGGTATAAAACCCAATACCAAAACCACGCCAAGGAGAAAATCCCAAAGCTGGTAAAATTTGATCATTTAGAATTTTTGCTTCCAAAACCGCAGAATACTCAAATCCAATACCAGTAGCGACGGCTATCAAATTAGTAGTGTCCTCCAATTGACAATCCAAATTCAAACTATCGACACTCTTCTTGACAGCATTCGTCACTATCACCAAATTATCTGCAGTCCTAGGCAAACCCAAAGCAGCCCTTGATGCAACATCAACCATCTCAATCGGAAGAACATATTGTCTATCTTTAGTGTCCATCAAGAGCATATTCCCAAGGACAGTCCAACAATCAACAAACCGAG